ATATTAAATGTTCACTGGTTGTTCTAGGCTTCTTAGTCATATATTAATTCTTTCTTTCGAATAGACCTTTGATGTCTTCGAATGGTTCTTTTGGTTGTGAGTATGTAGCTTTTTCAAAGTACACCCCATATTTTTCTGAAAGTTCTCTCATTTTTTTAGCTATTAAATCTATTCTATTTTGTGCTGTTTCTTGATTAATTAACCCTCGTCTATATTCATTTCTAACAACATTTATTTGTTCTTTAAACCCATCAAGTTTTCTCTTTAACTCAAAAGTTTTTACTGTCGTAAGTTTAGATATATCTGCTTTTTCTATTTTAAATCCTAATGTTTGTGCTAGTGCAAGATATTCTGGTTGATCAGCTACGAATGGAGAATCCATACCTTTTCTAGTCTGTTCTAATTTTTTACTTGAATAAGAACCTGGTAACAATGGTATGTTAGGTATTAATCTATCTTTAAGTGCACTTAATCTAATTTTCCAATCTTCCCACGCTATACCTGTTTGACCTTTTAATTTTTCCTGTCTAAATAGATCATATCCTACTGCAGCAAAAAGTATTTCACCTCCTGCCCCACCTGAAAGTTGCAATGGTGCAGGTACTCCTGGAAATGCCCCAGAACCTAAATCTAATATATCACCACCTGGTACAAATCTAGTAAAATCCATATATAATGGGGTATCATCTTTACCTGGCAATGTTACAGGCAACTTTATATTTCTGTATGGTAAAAATTCCATACCTAAAAATCTACCTTGTTTTCTTTCTGGCATAACTGCTCTTTCAGCTTCTTCATCACCACCTACCATTAATTCACCCATAGCATTTAAGCCATAACCTAATGATGCATACTTTACATATTTCCAAGGTCTTAGTATTGCTGTCTCTGCAATAATTGGAATTATTCTATAAGTATAAGCTAAAAATGGAGTAACACTATTTCTCATAAAATTGATAGCGGGTGCATCAATATTATAATCTACAAAAGATTTTCTAGCGTCAAATGCTGCATCTTGTATAGAATATCCTTTAGCTAATCTATCTTGAAATACAGATAATCTAAATAAATGATCTTCTAGTCTATAGTAATCTGTTAATTTAGATAGTATATTATTATTTCTTACTTCGCCATATATATTTTTTGCAATAGTAACAGAATTACTAAATTCATCTGCATCTGGTTTAAAATCATATGGAAACTTTGTAGTTGTTTTAATATTTTTAATTTCATTATTTACAAAGTCTGCTTCTAATACCCCATATTTTGTAGCTTGTTCTACTAATTTAGATTTTTGAGTAATTTTTTTACCATTTTTTATTATAGTTTTATTATGATTTTTTAATGCTTCAAATGCTGGTTTTAAATATTTGTAATCTGCATCAATAAGATCATGTAATATAACATTAGTAAATATATTATTTACATGTACAGTTGGATTCCATGCTGTTTTTGATACTTTCCATAACGAGTTAAGTTCTCTATACTTAGATAAATAAGTATTAGAAGTCATCTGTCTATATCTATTTGCAGCTACTAAATTTCTATATACTTCTTTAGGAACATATTTACCTGCTAAGTTTCCATATCTAGCTCTACTATCTGTTTTAGCTATTATAGTAGTTGGCATTTGTATATAGTTATCTTTTACATTTGCAGGTATAGCATTCTTTGTTGCGTAAACAAAATTTTGTTTTGATAGATTATCATAAAATCTATACTGACTTATTGTCTTAGCAAAAGCTCTACCCGTTTCAGCTATAGCAAAAGCTGCATCTTCTATTTCACCTAAACCTACTCTTTGTGGTTTAGTGTATTCCCATCTAATGTCTACATCAACATTATCCAGTGCTTCTTTTTTTTCTTTAAGTAATGCCTGTTTTCTTACTTTACTTTTTGTTGCACTTATTTTTGAATTAAATTCATCTGATATTTTTTTTATTTCTAATTTAGAACTTGGAGATAACTCCCAACCTTTATGATCTTTTATTAAAGTTTTTTTACCAGTTGTTAATTTAAATAGACCTGTAGTTTTATCTTTTTCTAAACTTGTTATATTATATGCTTTTTGTTTTGAATAAGTATCATTGTACTCTTTTAAAGTAGTTTTTAAAATAGCACCTCTTCTTTTTAATTCTTCACCAAAAGTTGGAGCATCTTTAAATTTTAAATAAGTTCTTTTTAAATATGTATTTTTATTTTTTTCAAAAGTCTCTCTAGTAATTAATCCTAAATCTACATACGATTGACCAATTTCATTTATTAATGATCTGGCTTCTTTACTCATTTGCTTTAAAGTTTTAGGGGGTGTGCCATATACAGTATCACCTTCTAAAATATTAAACAAAACTTTTCTTTCATCTACAGTAAAATTCTTTTGAATTTTTTCAGCTAAGTCGGCAAATCGCATAGCTATATGATTAGCCATACCATTAGCTTCTATTCTAGCACCTTTAAATTCTTTAGGTAATCTATATCCATCTATAAATCCTCTACCTAAAAGTTCTCTAAGTGTTTCTGTAATTTCTATTTCTTCTTCTGGTGCACCAACTTTTCTTGTTGGAATTTTTATAAATCTAGTTGCACCTATACCTAAAAATCCAGCTAATCCATATGAAAAAGCTCTTGAAAATTTACTGATTACAGGTGCATCTTCATCTGCTGTTGCATAGCCATATAACCCGCCAACTGTACCTGTACCTACTTCTGCACCATATTCACCATTAGTTAAATAATTTAACGCAGGTTTACCAAATTTCTTTTCATAAGGTTTTATTACATTTTCTCTAAACCAAAGCCTAGGGCCTTGTAGTAGTTTAGTTTTATCATTAGCTAAAGTATCGAAGTATTCATCTTTAGAAACTTCTTGTTTTTTTCTTACAAATGCTTCTCTATTTTTTTTACCTGCTTCATTTAATAGCTGCATTTTATTAGCTTCAATATCAGCTTGTGCTTTAATACTTGGTGAATCAAAACCAGGTATACCTAATGATTCTCTAGTAAATACTTTTTCACCTTTTAATTTTTTACCTACACCTGCAATAACTGGAGATAATATAGTACCACCTAATGCACTAGCTGCAGCTTGTTTTGCTCTAGTATCTAATATAGATTCTTCATCTACATAACCTAGACCGCCTACTATACCAGAAGACACAAATCCATATTTAGCTGCTTGATATAATGTTTTAGCTTTTGTTACAGGTATTAACCACCCTGCAGGATCTAATAATGCACTACCAAAATATGCAGCAGCAACCATATAGTTAGTACTACCATCTGGATTTTCCATATACTCATAGAGTTTACGTTGCTCTTTTTTCATTTCTTCAACGTCAATATCAAGTAATTGTTTGCCACCTCTCCAAGTATCGGTAAATCCCATACCCATAGCAAACTTTACTTTTTCCCAAGTATCTTTATCACCATCTATATCTTCAGGTTCTTCTTCAGTAGGCAATAGTTTACCAAAAGGATTAGGTTCTGTTTTATCATAATCTGATAAATTAGATCCAGGATTACCTTTTGTAGTAAGTTTAAATTTTTGTTTTTCTTCTTTGGGTAATAATTTAGAAAATGGATTGGACTCCACTTGTATATTAGATTGTATTTCCGAAAGGTTTTTCGGAAGTAAATGATTAAATTCTGATGACATATCTATAAGTTGTAATCTGCTGGATCATAACCTAAAGATCTAAGTATACTTTTTGCTTCTGAAACACCTTCATCATTACCAATAGATCTTTGATAATTTATAGCATTTCTAGCATCCATGACTGCTTTAGGCTCATATGTAATACCATACATTTTAGGTAAAAATTGCTCTTGAAAATGTCTGTCTTTAACATATACAAAGAAAGATTTTTGTTTCTTTTCTTCATCACTTAATTTATCATAGTCATTTCTGTATCCTTCTGGAATATTTTGTAAAGAACCAGATACTGGATTAATAAATAAATTTTTAAATTCTCTATCAGCATCATCTATAATTCTAGTTTTATCCTCTGCAGGTAAACTAATAAACGTATCTATTGCAGACTGAGTAGTATCACCAAATATTTCTTCAAAGCTAGGAAGTTTAGTTGTAGTAGTATCTTCTGTAGGTGCAGGAGCTGCAGGCATTTCACCTTCTACTTTAGGTGACTCAGCCATCATAGGTTTTTCTTGTGGCATACCTAAACCTAATTGATTCTTAAGAGTGTTAGTACCAAAACCATTCTTAGTCATATTATTCATAATAAAGTTTTGTTGGTCTTCCATAGTCTTAAATCTTTTTTCTGCTCTTTCACCATAGGTACCTGCTTGTGTAGCTTCTAAGTATGCTTTTAATTTAGCTTCATTAAAACTATCACCTTCTGATAATACAGAAACAACTTCATCATAATCAGTAAAGTTATTTTGATCCATATAGTTTGCTATATCAGCACCATATCTTGCTTTTACTTTATTATATGTATCTTGTCTTTTTGTTTCATTCTTTTGAAATTCTGGTAAAGTATTTGTATAAAAATTACTACCAGCTTGTCTTACAATATCTTCTTTTAATCTGTCATTAGCTTCTGTGTTTGCTATCTTTGCACTTAAATATCCAGTAGCAACACCTCTTGCCATTCTTCCAAAATCTATAGCCATTACTCAATCTCCTCTGCTTGTTCTGGTTGTGCCATTAAACCTGTCATTCTAGGTTCAGCTGTAATATCTTTAGCAATACCTTTAGCTATTGTTTCAAATTGTTTTCTATTTTCTTTAATTTGTATAATAGATTGTAAAGATTTTTTATTAGTTAAATCTTGCATAGACATTCTAATTTTTTTAACACCACCATGGATTCCTACAGCAGCAATCATTTTCATTACAGGTTCAGTAATAATAAATGCTACATCGGGTGTCCATTTACCTTCTGCAAATCCTGTAAAAATAATAATACGACCAATAGCTTCTACAGGTATACCTGCATCAAGCATAGCAATAACTTGTTCTGCAAATTGTGGTTGAGTTAGTTTATCCCAAACATAATCAGCAGCCTCTGATGTATCTGTATATTGTGGTGGATGTTCCCATGGGTAATTCCCTGGTTTATCCGTTAGACCTTGACCAGGTACTGGGGCATCAAAAGGATTGTTATCTGCTTCTCTGTATTGATCCATAATTCTCCTATGTAAATAAATTTCTGTTTCTTAAACCTTTAGTAAGTCTGTATTCCCATTCTGCATTTAATGTTTCTGCATCAACTGTTTTTAGTCTAATATCTGGGCCTTTACCTTCACCTGCTGGGTATGTTCTTTCAGTATACCCACTAAAACTTGGTGGTTTAACAGCAGTGCTTATAGGTGACCATTTATCAGCACCTGGTTTTTTTTCAAATAAGCCACCTACTTTTTCTCCAATGCCTTTACCTATAGCTGCACCTTCAGGCCCACCTATAGCACCACCAATGGCTCCACCAACCCATCCAGCAGCATCTGATATTTTATCTCTAAAAAAACTTCCTATACTCATTTATATTAACCCCCTAATAAATCAAAACCAAACTTACCAATCATTTGATACATTGCATCTTTAGATGATTGATCTTGTAAGTCTATAGCAGTAGATCTTTCTAAAGCAGCCATAGCTAAATTATGATTTCTATTAGCAGCATTTTCAGATGCAGTATTAACCCATGATGCTTCATCTCTCCATTGTTGCCATGCAGCAGACATAGCCCAATTAGATAAGTTTAATAAGTTCTGAGCATTCGCTTGGTTAGCAGCATTCGTAGCAGCAGTGTTTGCTGTATTGATTGCTCTTCTCCAAACTACATTTGATTGATCTATTTCTCTTTGATTGTTTACATTAAATTGTTGTCTTTGACTTTCTAATGTTGCATTAAACTGATTAATAGCAGCTTCTCTAGCAGCATTAGCTTCATCAACAGCAACTTGATTTTGTGCATTAAGTGCAGCTATTTTATTAGCTTCACTAGTTGCATATTGATTCATAGCATCAGCTCTAACAGCATTTTGTTCTGCCATTTGTGCTGACATATTGTCATAAAATTGATTGACTTGATTCTGACTTTGTGCATTAAATTGTAATGCAGCATTCTGTGCAGCTTGGTCAGATAATAAAAATGTTTGTCTTGCATTTAGATTAGCTAAACTTGTTTGTTGTCTATTAGACAAGTTAGCCATATCCATTTGTAAATATGATTGTGCATTAACTATATTAGCTTGTTGATTGTTTGCTAAGTTTTGGAATATCATATCCTTATACGTAGCAGCATCTTGAGCAGCAATAGGTACAGCTGCATTCATAATACCTTCAGCTAATGCCTCAGCAGCCATAGAACTAGCACTCATGCCTCTTCTATTCATGGCAGCTTCAGTAGCCTTAGCAGCACCTCTAGCCCATACAGGTAAAGGATTACCCGATTGGATAGCTGTACTTACTTCTTGTTGTAAAGATTGTAGTTGGCCCTTAACGGTAGCATCAGCAGTTATAGCACCTGTAGCAGCAACAGCAGGTGCAGTTAAAGTACCTTGTGCAGCAGTAGCTGTAGGAGTAACCCCTGCTACTTGAGCAGCAGTCATTTGTCCTGCAGCTTGTGCAGTCGGTGCAGTTGTAGCTGTAGCTGTAGGAGCCGTAGCAGTTGCAATTGTTGGAGCTGTAACAGCAGTTGGGGTAGCAGCAGTCACAGGTGCTTGAACACCTTGAGTAGCCATTAATTCCCCAGTACCTAACTGTTGTAACTGTGGAGTTACAGTTGTTCCTGTAGGAAGTGTTGGCTGTGCTACTAAGTTTTCAATTAAAGTAACTGCTTTTTGACTTCCTGTTTGTTCTGATTGGGCAGGAGTAATAGCACCTTTTTCTAATTGAGTATTATCTGGAGTAGTTGCCATAATTATCTTCCTTGTCTATTATATTTTTTATAACTTCTTTTTTGTGATTTATTTAAATTTTTTTTATGAACGCCTGGTCTTTTTCTAGGTTTTGGTCTTGGTACAAAGTGTAAAAAGTTTACCTTAGCCATTACGCAGGTTTAGTAGGCCACACCACAGCTTCAACATCAGCAACAGTAGTTAAACCATTTGTTATATCTCTTAATGCTTGTCTATAAGTTGTCATCTCTGCACTCATAGTATTATCAGATAAAGCAAGGTAATCTGTGTCAGCTAATAGCTTATCTCTTTTAGACCTTAAATCTGCCATCTTTCTTTCAAAAGCACCTGCAGCCCAAGTTGCTTCTTCAGCATCTCTAGCCGTTTCTTCTTCAGCTGTGAATGGTATTCTTATTCCATTAATATTTTTATATCTAGTCATTACTCTTTAAACCCATATAGTGTAAAAGTTCCTTCATTTAAATCTCCTGTTGCTGGAAATATTTTAAAATTGTTTATAACAGTAGCGTCATCTAAATAAACTGAACCAAAATTTAATCTGCCTTTTTCACCACTAGTTTCATATGTAGAGTGACTGTGAAATATTTTTCCTCTATCTGATTTTCTTAAATTATACATAGTTATACTACCAGCAGAAGTTTCTTTATCGGCCGAACCAGCTAAAGCACCAGCACCATCTAAATTAATTTGAGTTTGTCCTCCTGTTTTATATATCATATTACTATCGTCTGCGTCACTATGTTCACCACACATAACCACTCTTTTATAAACAGCAGTTTCAATGTAATTACTTCCATTATCTCCAGAAACTACCATTCTCAAATTTGTTCCATCTGTACCTAAATCAATATCTCTAAAAGTCATCATATAAATATCATAAGCGTCTGTTATGACTGTGCTATCAAAAGTTATAACTGTGTCATCACTAGCTGTAATGGATAATAATTTTACTAAACCATTTCCTACACCAGCTGGTAATGCTGTCACACTAGATAAAGAATTATTATTTAAAGTTATTATTGCCATACTATACTCCTATCAATGCTTTTACTTCTTCTTCAGTTAAACCTAAGTCTAAAAGTTTTTGTTTGCCAGATGCTTTTTTAGTTTC